CCGTTCAATGAGCTGGTGCGGGATTCGCGCAAGGGCCTCTACGACTTCAAGGTCTACCAGGTGTTCTTCGATGATGCCGTGGCCAACGGCCTGTACGAACGCGTGTGCATGATCAAAGGCTGGGACGTCACCGCCCAGGGCAAGAAAGCCTGGTACAACAAGGTGCGCGGCGCGTATGGGGCCCGTAAAGCGGCCATGCGCCAGGAGCTGGATGGCATCCCGATGGAAGGTAACGGTGTCGCCATCCCGGGCCTGCTGATCGAGAACTGCATGCCGGAAGAACGCCCGGTACTGCGGCTGATGATCAACGATGACTTTGCACTCAAAGATCCGGACTACCGCATCGCCTGGTGTGAAGCCTGGATTGAAGACCAGTTACAGCCCCTGTTGGATACCTTAAACCCGCGTTTACAGCACGCCCTCGGCGAGGATTTCGCGCGCCACGGTGATTTCAGTGTCATCGCACCGATGGAGATCGGCCAGAACCTGGTACGGCGCGTGCCCTGGACCGTCGAGATGCACAACGTGCCGACCAAACAGCAGGAACAGATCCTCTGGGCCATCATCTACGCACTACCGTATTTTGTCGGCGGCGCGATGGACGCCACCGGCAATGGCTCGACACTCGCCGAATACACCGCCGACAAGTTCGGCCATCAGCTCATCGAGCAGGTGATGCTCAGCAATGCCTGGTACCGCGAGCACATGGTGAAGTTCCAGGCGGCGTTCGAAGACGGCATGCTGGACCTGCCGCGCGACGCCGATATCAAAAACGACATCCGCGCCCTGCAGCTCATTGACGGCATCATCAAGCTGCCGAAACTCCGCCAGCAAGATACCAAAAACACCGAGTTCCAGCGCCACGGCGACAGCGCGATCGCAATTGCGCTTGCCTACTACGCCAGCCAGATGGACGTGGAAGCGTTTGGCTATCAGGCCGTGAATTTCCGCAGAACCAAAGATCCCGTTAACCGACCCGTGCGCACCACCGCCGGGTTCAAAACCCAGAGAGGTGCCTGGTGATGGAGAGCGTCATCCTCGACCGTCGTGGCCGCCCGATCCGCAAACGTGAACTCACCCGCGAAGTCGCCGCCCCCAGCCTCACCGGGGTACGCACCCTGTGGGGTAACGACTCGGTCTCGTATCGCCTCACGCCCGCCAGCCTGGCGACCCTTCTGGGCAACGCTGTGGAAGGGGATCACCGTGACTACCTGACGCTCGCCGAGGAAATGGAGGAGCGCGACCTGCACTACGGCAGCGTGCTGTCGACACGTAAGCTGGCCGTCACCGGTCTGCCCGTCCAGGTCGAAGCGGCGAGCGACGACAAGCGCGACATCGAGCTGGCGGATGCGGTCCACAACCTGGTGCGCAAGCCGGCCTTCGGCGACATGCTAAAAGACATGATGGATGCGCTGGGCAAAGGCTATTCCGCCACGGAAATCATCTGGGACCGGCAAGGCCCGCAGTGGACGCCGGCGCGCTATGAATGGCGTGATCCGCGCTTCTTTATGTTCGACCGCGTCAGCGGCCGCGAGCTGCTGCTCATCGATGAGCAGGATCTCAATGGCGTGCCGCTACCGCCCTACAAGTTCATCGTCCACCAGCCGCGCATCAAGTCCGGCCTGCCGATTCGTAACGGCCTGGCACGCCTCGCCGTCGTCGGCTATATGTGCAAAGCCTACAGCGTCAAGGACTGGATGGCGTTTGCCGAAGTGTTCGGCATGCCGCTGCGTCTCGGCCGCTATGGCGCCAACGCCAGCAACGAAGACATCCAGACCTTGATCAGCGCCGTCGCCAACATCGGCTCGGACGCGGCGGCCGTCCTGCCTGACTCCATGCGCATCGAATTCCAGCAGGCCGCCCAGGGCGCCGGCGGCGACAAGCTGTTCCTCGGCCTAGCGCAATGGTGGGATGAGCAGATCTCCAAGGGCGTGCTCGGTCAGACCATGACCACCGACAACGGCAGCTCCAACGCCCAGGCCCAGGTGCATGACAAGGTACGCGGCGATATTCAGGTCGACGATGCCAGGCAACTGTGTAACACGCTGAACCGTGACCTGGTGCGGCCGTTCATCGATCTCAATTACGGCGTACAGGCGAACTACCCGCTCGTCACCCTGACCGTCGCCGAGCCGGAAGACATCCAGTCACTGACCGATGCCCTGGTCAAACTGGTGCCGCTGGGCCTGGAAGTCGAAGCCAGCGTGGTGCGCGACAAGCTCGGCCTGCCGGACCCGGCCACCGGCAAGAACGTCAAATTGCTCCAGGCGCCGGCCGGTGCCGCGCCAGCCGCACCGGCGGCCAACCAGGCGGGCCACTGCACCCACTGCGGTACCGCGCTCAACGCCGCCGGCCAGCACGTCGACGCCCTCGATGCCCTGGCCGATGAGGCCCTGGCCGACTGGGAACCGCAGATGCGACCCATCGTCCAGCCGGTGCTGGATCTCGCCAACAACGCCCAGACCTACGATGAGTTCGTGACCGGCCTGGCCGACCTGCTGGACACAATGGACAACACCGAACTGGTCCAGGCGCTGGCGCAGGCCGCGTTCAAGGCGCGTGGGATGGGCGACGCGACTGACGCGGTGTGACCCGATGGGTGAGGTTGCGCCACTGATACCGACCACCCATTTCACCTGCCGCGCGCTGACACGTGCGCCCTGGCTACTGAAGGGGAAAGACCTGGCGTCAGTGCTTTCCACGGCCTGGGTGATGCATCTCCCCCGCAGCATCACCCACCTACTCAAACATGGCGACGACGATGCCACCTACCTGCTGGTGCCACATCCCTATAAGCGCTACCAGTCTGTCGTCGTGGTGATCAGCGGACACCGCCTGGTCACGCTGTATCTCGCCTACGAGAGCGCCTGGGCAACCGACTGGATTGAGAAAACGCCCGTCCATAAACGCGTGCGGTACACCGCATGAAGGGCAGCGCCACCACCCCGGGTCCGGTACCGAAAGAGGCGCTGGCGTTCTTTCGCGCCAAGAAACTCAAACCCGGCTTTGACTACCGCGACGTCTGGCGCGAGGAGCACGCGACGAATTTCACCGTGGCCAAGGCCATGAACCTCGATGTGTTGAATTCGATACGCGATGAGGTTGACCGCGCCCTGGCCGACGGCATCACCTTCCGCGAGTTCGGCCGCAGCCTGAAGCCTCGCCTGGAAAAGCTCGGCTGGTGGGGCGTCAAGGATCGCCTCGACCCCGTGACCGGTGAGGTGCGCACCGTGCAGCTCGGCAGTCCACCCCGCCTGCGGACGATCTACCAGGCCAACCTGCGTACCGCCCGCGCCGCCGGCCAGTGGGATCGCATCGAGCGCAACCGCCAGAGCCACCCCTATCTTCTATATAGACTCGGCCCCTCAGAGAACCACCGCGCCGAGCACGTGGCCTGGGACGGCCTGCTGCTGCCCATCGACGATCCGTTCTGGGCCGCCCACATGCCGCCCAATGGCTGGGGCTGTAAATGCCATGTAAGGCAGGTGTCAAAGCGGGAATATGAACGATTGAAAGCCACAGGCCGGTACCTGACTGAGGCGCCACCTACCCGCACACGCGAGTGGATCAACAAGCGCACCGGTGAGGTGACCCGCGTGCCGGTCGGCATCGACCCGGGCTGGGACACCAACCCGGGGCGCGTGGCCCGACTCGCCCAGGGACTGGAAACCGCCACCAGCAAGATCAACGCCGCCACACCACCGCTCGCGGCGGCCGGCGTGCACCCTGGTGCAGACACCCGGCTTCGCCGCCTGGTACAAAAAGCCGGAGGGCCGGTTCCCGGTCGGCACGCTGCCCGAGGCCGACGCGGGGCGGATCGGCGCGCAGACGCATGCGGTGCTGATGTCGTCGGAGACAGCCGGAAAACAGCGGACGATCCACCCTGATATCAAAGCCTCCGACTATGCGCGGGTGCAGGAAACCATCGAACGCGGTCGGCGGGTCCAGGATAGCCCGCGTACACTCATCTACTTCCTGGAAGAGACGCAGGGCTTTGTCAGCGTGGTGAAGGCGACCGAGAGCGGCAAGACGATATTCCTGACCAGCTTCCGGAGGCTGAGCCGGGATGCCGCCAAGCGGGATCGGGAAATCAAACGATTACTGGGCAAGTAAAGAAGGTGAGCGGTGGGGCCTCCCACCCGGCAGATGCCGGAAACCCCACATAGCGCTCCCACCCGAAGGTGGTGCTACGGCCGGGAGAATATCACCGCGTCACGCTCACCCGAGACCTCAGTGTAGACCCCACCGGCCGGTGGCGCAAAAACGCCCCAAAGCGCCCAAAATGCCCAAATCCGTCAGACCGCCTGAGCGCCCGCCTGAGCCGCGATCTCAGAAAAGCGCGCCTACCGGGTATCCTCGAAACCGTTAAATGAATCTGAAAAGATTTAAATGCGGTCTGTGGCATCCACAATCAAACTGCGAGCGAAATTCCGTACCGCCGGCGTTGACGCCGACTTTGCTGGCGCTTAACCTGTGATGTACGTCCTCAAGAAATACCGCTAAGGCCCCTTAGCGGGAATCCACCGCCGCCCCATCCCACAATTGGTCGCATGTACGGTCATCCCGCCATTGTCGTCGCAATGAACGAGTCGCTCAGCCCGGAGCTGGCGACGCTGTGCCTCGAACTCAACGCCCAGCAGGGCGCGCTGCCCGATGTCGTCGAACTGATCCCGGCCGGCCAGCAGGTCATTGGCCGCGACGGCCGCGCCTGGTTGAACGATCAGCCGCAGGCCATCCTCGATGCGTTTGCTGCAGATGGCAAGGATCTGCCCGTTGACTGGAATCACGCCACCGAACTGAAGGCACGCCACGGCGAACCCTCGCCGGCCGCCGGCTGGATCAACAAACTCGAAGTCCGTGACGGCGGTGCGATCTGGGGCCACGTCACCTGGACCGACGCCGGACGCAATTCCCTGCAGGCGCGCGAGTACCGCTACCTGTCGCCGACCTTCCTGTTTGAACGCGAGACCGGCCGCATCACCCGGATGCGTTCGGTCGGCCTGGTCAACAACCCCAATCTGCCGTTGCCGGCACTCAATCAGGAGAGTCTATCCATGCAAGCCAGCGATCTGGGGCGCCTGCTAACGCGCCTCATGAAAGAAAAGAACATCACCACTGCGCAGCTGGCTAAGGCCGGCGGCATCAGTGAATCCACGATGGGTGAAATCCTGCGCGGTGAGATTTCCCGCCCGCCGGACAACCGTCTGGCCGGCTTCGCCCGTGTGCTGGGTGTGTCAGTCGACACGCTCAACAAAACCTTACCTGCAAACAATGGAGAAGATTCCATGAACCTTTCAAAAGCCATTTGTGCTGCCCTGGGGCTGGCTGATAACGCCACCGAGGAACAGGCCATCAGCGCCATCAACCAGCTGCGGACTGACATCGACACCGCCCGCAACGCCCAGGCGACACCGTCACTGGATCTGTACGTGCCACGTGCCGACTACGACGCACAGATCCAGCGCGCCACCAACGCCGAACAGCAGCTGGAGTCGATCAAGACCGAGTCCAGGGACGCTGAAATCAAGGCCGAGATCGAGACCGCGCTCAACGCCGGCAAGATCACCCCGGCCAGCGTCGAGTTCTACACCGCCAGCTGCGCCCAGGATGGCGGCCTGGAGCGCTTCCGGAAGTTCTGCGAGAGCGCGCCGCAGATCGTCCCCGACACCGAGCTGGACAAGAAGAAGCCCGAAGGCGACGGCACGGCGCTGAACGCCGAAGCCCAGGCGGTGGCCGACCAGTTCGGCAACTCGGTCGAGGACATCAAGAAGTACGGCCAGGCCTGAGCCGGGTCAACCCAACGCTACCCATATATAGGAGAGACGCATCATGGCTCTGACAGCCGATCGCAATACCCCCAAAAAAGACGGTGAGCTGATCTCCGTCCCCGTGGCCGCCAACGCCAAGTGTTTTGCCGGCGGGCTGGCGGTTGCAGACGCCAATGGCTACGCCGCACCCGGCTCCACGGCGCTGAACCTGACCTACCTGGGCCGCTTTGAGGAGCAGGTGGACAACACCGGTGGCGCCAACGGCGACAAGTCGGTGGCCGTCAGTCGCGGCAAGGCCTTCAAGTTCGCCAACGACGGCGGCGACCCGGTCACCCAGGCCAGTCTCGGCCAGGTCTGCTACATCGTCGACGACGAAAGCGTGGCGGCCACCAACGGCGCTGGCACGCGATCCGCCGCCGGCGTGGTGGTGTCACTCGATTCCAACGGCGTCTGGGTCCAGTAACCCCGGCACAACTGACTCACTCGGAGATAACGCAATCATGAAATCTGTCCTCACCTTCCTCTCGATGCTGATCGCCAGCGTGCTGGTCTCGGCCGCCGCGTTTGCGGTTGGCGGCCCAACGCCCGACCTGGTGGCCATGACCGGTGGTCATGCAGATACACTGCTGAACCATTCCCTGCCGATGTTCGGCATGGCCGGCCTGCTGATCAACAAGAACACGCTCAGCAACGTGTTCATCAACCTTAAAACGACCTTTAACAAGGCTTTCGATACCGCGCCCAGTGACTGGCAACAGACCGCCATGCTGGTGCCGTCTGGATCCAGTCAGAACGATTACTCCTGGTTATCCCGGTTCCCGCGTATGCGCAAGTGGATTGGTGACAAGGTGGTCAAGGCGCTGGCCGCCTTCAAGTACACCATCGTTAACGATGATTGGGAGGCCACCGTCGAGGTTGACCGTAACCACATCGAAGACGACACCCTGGGCATCTACGCGCCGCAGGCGCAGGAAGCCGGGCATTCATCTGCACAGCTGCCGGATGAGATCGTGGCCGACCTGAAGAACGCCGCGTTCACCAGCCTGTGCTACGACGGCCAGTTCTTCTACGACACCGATCACCCGGTGGGTGATGGTGACGGTGGCACGGTCCTGTTCAGCAACAAGGGCACCGCCAAGCTGTCGGCCGCCACGGTCGCCGCCGCCCAGGGCAGTTATGGCAATGCACGCACGGCCGTCATGAAGTTCACCGACGACGAAGCGCGCCCGCTGGCGCTGGTACCCGATACCCTGGAGGTACCGCCGGCGCTGGAAACCACCGCACGCGTCCTGCTGGAGAATGATGAGCTGGAGGACGGCACCAAGAACCCGTTCAAGGGGACTGCCAAGGTGTTGGTCAATCCGCGCCTCACCTCCGACACCGCCTGGTTCCTGCACGTGACCAGCCGCCCGGTCAAACCGTTCATCTACCAGGAGCGCAAGAAGCCGGTGTTCGTCTCCCAGACCGACATGAACGCTGACGATGTGTTCAACCGCCGCATGTACAAGTTCGGCGCCGAAGCCCGCGCCGCTGGCGGCTACGCCTTCTGGCAGATGAGCTATGGCTCGGACGGCACCGTATAAGCGAATACCACGCCGCTGGCTGTTGATCCGCAGGGGGTGTCTGTCACCCCTGCGGGGAAGCCGGGACAGACTTAACCGGTGAACCTTCGCGTGTTGGATAGCCGGGGATTGGTGTAGGCAGAACACGCACACATTACACATGAGGGGTCATCCGATGGCAGGCAAGACAGAAACCCAAACAGGCGCCAAAAATGCAGGCGGCAAGAAGCCCGCCCTGAAAATCCACGCCACGCAGGACAGCCGCTGGCGCGCCGGCATCAACTTCGGCCGCGAGCCGCAGACGATCCTGGTCTCCAGGTTGAGCAAGAAGAAGATCGAGCTGCTCAAGGCGGATCCGATGCTGGTGGTTGAGGAAGTGGGAACTTAACCAGGAAGCGATATGAGCAAAAAGATTGAACCGAACGCTATTGCCGGACTGGTTGCCTACGTAGAGACGTCGCCAGGCGTATTTGAAACCTACTCCGTAGCCGCAAAAAAGAATGGCTCTATCAACATAGCTCGCCCTTCCGATGTGTTTGGCGAAATAACCTTTGGCGAGATTACCGGAACAGGTTCAGCCGTACAGACGGATATGAACTTTGCTGGAATAAGAGGTTTCTCGATTATGGCGTACGCGCTTGATGAGGCGTTTGTAGGCAGTGCAGTTGTTTACGCCGCACTGAACAACACCTCATTCAATGACCCGCAGACACCGGGTCAGCGTTGGGTCATCCCGGTAGGCAGCAACCTGGTCGTCCCGTGCGACGGGTTTCTGACCACGCCGACAAAACTCAGCATATTCCAAGCATTGCCTGCAGACGTTGCCCTGCAGTGGGGGGTCGTTGAGTGAACTATCCATTCATTATGGTCAGTGCTCCGCGTTCAGGTTCACACATGTTGGCGACTGCACTAGGGTCACACCCAGCGCTAAATTTTGAGGGCGAGTATAGAGATCCCAACAAGTCGCGCATCAATGAGGTGATGAATTTCACCCTCGTCCATGCGATGCCCTACAACGTGGAACTGTTATCCAGTGCGCCTGACAAGGTCATCGTGATTCGCCGCAATCTGACAGACCGCTACCTGAGCAAGCTGATCTCGCGTAAGAACAGTAATGGCGTGAAAGTCAAATTTCACTACACGGCACCAGAACGTATCGATCTGGGTACCATTCCTGTCCCGAAAGAACTCGACCACATTAATGTGATTGATCACTCACAAGTTCTGCTCGATGCATTTATCTCAGATCATCATTCAGCACTGGTGATGGACTATGACGACCTGACCGGCGGTGTTGATACGCGGGAGTTCAGCGCATCGGTTTCAGATGAAATCTGTGATTACCTGGGTATCGAAAGACTTGCTTTGCGTCCGAGCACCTACAAGCCCGCCATGAATTACAAAATCGAGTCTGAGCAATGAACAGGATAATCTCACCAAACTACGAAATTGAAGATATTCGTTTCGCCGACGATTTCATGCGCAGCGGCGTTCTCATCGGTTCTGCGCCGGATAAAAATCCGGCAGACGATAGTTGGTCGGGTAACGCTGATATTTCGTACCCAAGTTTTCCAGCGTCGGTAGCGAATGGCGTACTCGATTTTCCTGGTAGCGATCCTACTGACCAGGTCAATATCGGGGTCGGCGGCGTTATCAACGCTGTCAAGATGAATATCGGGCGGAACAACGATAATAGTCAAAACATTGATGTTTATATGGGGGTTTCAGATGCAGCCTCCAGGACTGGAAAGCTTACCAATAACACCTTCACCGGCGTCGGTATAGGCCTAAGAACGGAGACCAACGGTACTGATATAGCTGTGCGGGTGCGAACCTATTTAGCTGGTGTTGTAACAACTCATCAGACGTTTTCTGAGTATTTGTTGCTACCTGCAGCGAGCCGATTTGTTAACGTGATAAGGTCTGCAACCAGCTTCACGCAGGTCTACTTCAGCTTCGATAAAAAGACACGAGAATCCATCGTACGCATAAACTCAGTAGAAAATCGCGTCGTCATACCTCAAGTCAACTTTGATTCGCTGGATTTCTCAGGCACACGCCTGTTCATTTCAGGATCGGCGAATACCAATGGCGTGAATCTCGCTAACTTGAGAGTTTACTAATGCCGGAAACGCCTATTGCGATCCGCTATACATCGACGAAAACGACAGCAAAAATGTCGGTATTTTCGCTATCCAATGCCGCCGCAACTGTCGTTGTCAATGGCACTACCTACAACATAGCGGCGTGGGCGTCTGTTGGAACAGATGGGGATAGCGTAACGAATGGGGATTCATCTGCAACGCAACCGGTAGCGCTGTACCGAGCGGACATTGCAATAGCCGGTCTGGGCCAGAATATGAAATACCCTGGTACGGTTACCCAGGGCGCAAACACTATAAACATCACGGTATGCACAGACTTTGGCGACAATGATGCCAGCGTCGCAGTCGTGACTTGTTACCGGTGTGGATTTGGAACAAGTAAGGGAATATGGGGGTACATCCACGCAGAGTATGACGCCGGGCGCAATATCCGCGCATTGTTGCATGTCGACGACCACGGCTACACGGACGGATATGCGGTGGTCGCAGCAGGTGGTAACCAACGGTGGAATGGGGTCGACCCAAGGAGCGCCACAGTAAAAACCACGTACGGTTACGTTGTCGGCTATGCCGCATTTATGGGGCTTCTAGCCAACGAAACGCAAATGCATGACACTGACATGATCTGGTGTCACCACAACCTGCCCTCTTATGTGTGGACAGGTGATCACGAGATCACTAATAACCCGGAAAGATCTGGGGATGTGACGACTGCATGGCGAGATAAGGCGCTGGCAGCGTACAAACAGACCATTGGCGCAGTTATGCCGGAACTGAATCCTGCACATGCTGCAGCTGTGAACGTAGTCGGACCGATGGAGTTGATCGGTATTGACCGCGCATTCACCGTCATGAACAACTCTGCGATCTATGATATTTCGGCGCAGGTAAATTCGGGTGGTATATCCGCTGGACAGCGCTGGCTTGGTGTCACGCAAATCACCGATATTAAATCGGCCCTCAACACAAGTAGCCCGTTCAAGGTTTTGATGAGTGGCGCGCAGTCATATTTCGTTTCTGACCAGGCTGAACGCCTGGCTATCGATGCGGAACTTGTTTTTGCCGACCTGGCGCATTCCGGAAGCCAGGATCCGATTGATGGTTTAACACTCGATGCCAGCGGTGCATCTGAATGGAATGAGCTGGTCAGGGAGCCAGGCGGAATATGCGATGTAGCCAATAGCTACGGGGCAGCATTTGTCGCTTTTCATGGTGACACGCACTACCCGATGGAGCGGTATGCATACAAACCACCAGAGGGAAACAAGGCTCTGTTGTCTATGATGCAGTTTTCTATGGGGTCATGTAATGGATGGCACCAGCACGGATTACACCGAACGAAGCAGGCGCCGTCAGGGTATAAGGGCGTTCAGATACGCTGGCAAACAAAAGACATCACAGAGACACAATTCAGCCCGGGTGTGGCGAACACCGGAATTATCGCAGATCTGACGCAGCAGCATGATGGCGGTTGGGAACTGTCTGTGGATTTTGTCCGGTCGGTCGGTGAAAGCGCTGCTGGGACCGTCGAGAGAACCACGAAGGTTTACTCTGGCGCTGTGCTACAGGCCCCTGATGGAATGCGGCAAGCCTTCCTATGATCTACGCCACCCCACAAAACTTGCTCGACTGGTTCGACGCCCAGGAACTCGCGCAGCTCGCGACACCCAAGCGCTACCCTGTCGTCGATACCGTACTCCTGGAACTCACCGTCTCCGGCGGCAATCGCTCCGCCTACACGCAGCCAGAGATCGATGCGGCCGATGCCGCCCTGGTCGTGATCAACGAGGCATTGGATGCTGCTGACGCCATCATTGATTCCTACGTCGGCAAGCGCTACGAACTGCCACTCTCACAAGCCCAGATCGACGCCAGCCCATTACCGCGCCACGCGGGCGATATCGCCCGCTACCAGCTCACCGATGACCAGGAAGTCGATACCATCACCAAGCGCTACGATCGCGCCCTGCGTTGGCTGCGCGATCTGGCCGAGGGCAAAGCCAGCATCGGCGCCGGTGAGCCGGCGGCCGCCAGTGCCGGCGCCGTGGTGGTCTCAGGTCCGGAACGGATCTTCACCCGCAACACGCTCAAGGGGCTGTAATGACCGGCGCACGCTTCAGCATCGAGATGCAGGGCATGGACCGGGTTCGCGCCGTGCTACGGCGCATGGCAAAGCCAAACCTGCGGCCGCTGCTCGATGCACTTGGCGCGGAAGGCGAGTCACAGACGCGCCGGCGGATCGACGAAGAAAAGACCGCCCCCAACGGCACGCCCTGGGCGCCGCTATCACCCGCCTACCAGGCCCGCAAAGACAAACTCAAGCCCGGTGTCGGCCTACTCGAATATGAGGGCGATCTGAAAGACAGCCTGACCTATAACGTAATCGGCAATAGCGAAGTCGAATGGGGCAGTAACGTCCTCTACGCCGCCATCCATCAGTTCGGTGGCGCCGGAGTGGGCAAGGCCATTCCGGCACGGCCCTACCTCGGCCTGTCTCATGAGAACCAGGCCGACATGGACGCCATCGTGACGGACTGGGCGCGAGGGCTGATCACATGACGATACGCCAGGCGATCGAGCAACGGATCAAGGCACAGGACACTGCGAACAACTTCCGCGAAGTGGCCGGCGCGGCGAACCTGCGCGGTGTACTCGAATCGCGCGTCTCAGCACCCGCCTGCTACGTGTTCAGGCTGCGTAACAACCCCGGCGGGAACACGCTCGATATCGGCGTCTCACAACGCGTCGTGGAAAGCTACGCCGTGGTCGTGGTCACCAGCAACAAGCGCGATGCCCGTGGTGGTGACAGCTCCGATGAAAACGAAGCGCTGTGCCAACAGGTCGATGCGGCACTGCTCAACTGGACCCCCGATCCCGCTGCCGAGCCACTGGAATACGGCGGCGGCAGTCTGGTCAGCCTGGCCGGCGGCACCATGTACTGGCAAGACATCTACACCACCGCGCGGTTCCGCCGCGCCGTCAGGAGACAACACCGATGAAAGAAGGCGGAAGCTACATCAAAGACAAGGGCAAACCGGCCCGGTTGGTCGAGCGCACGAAAGAGCATCCGGAAGGCAACAGGCCACGGGATCAGCACGGCCAGCCACTGGACGCGCCGAAGCCTGTATCGAAACCCGTAGCGAACACCAAAGGCAAGGAGTAAACCGTTATGGCCATCAAGTTCCGCAGAAAGATCGTGCTGTTCGCCATCGAGGGCGTCTACGGCACCGATGCCGCGCCGACCGGCGCTGCAAACGCCATCCTCACGCATGGCCTGACGATCCGGCCGATGGAAGGCGAAACCGTCAACCGCGACGTGGACCGCCCGACGCTCGGCAACGACCTGTCAATCCATGTGGGCACCCACGTCGTGGCGGAGTTCGACGTCGAACTCGCCGGCGGCGGCGCAGTCGACACCCCGCCCGCCTGGGGCGTGCTGATGCGCGCCTGCGGAATGGCGCAGACGATCAACGCCACCGTCGATGTGCAGTACGACCCGGTCAGTGCCAATGAAGAATCCGGTACCATGTACCTGCACTTTGGCGGGCAAAAACACGCAATGGTGGGTGCGCGCGGGACCTGGACCATCCAGATGGACCCGAAGGGCATCCCCTACCTCAAGTTCAGCTTCACGGGCCTGTGGGTCGACCCAGCCTCCGTGGCGGATCCCGTACCCAACTTCGCGGCGTTCCAGACACCGCTTGCGGTCACCAACGCCAACACGCCGACGTTCAACCTGCACGCCAATGCCTTCAACCTGCTGAGTCTGAACATCGACCAGGCCAACGATGTGGTCTACCGCAACGTGGTCGGCAGCGAGTCGGTACAGATCACCGACCGCAAACCGGCGGGCAAGGTGACGATCGAGGCGCCCGTACTTTCAACGTTCAACGCGTTCACGGTGGCCAAAGCCAACACCACCGGCGCCCTGCAGCTGGTGCACGGCACGATAGCCGGCAACATCATCCAGGTGGATGCACCGACCGTACAGCTGCTGTCACCGAACTACAGTGAGTCGGACGGCATTCGATCGCTGGAAATGGACCTGTCGCTAATCCCCTCCAGCGCCGGTGACGACGAAATCAAGATCACCACCAAATAACCGACTCTTAAGGAGCGTTTAACCCATGTTTAAACTGGCCTCAAACACCACCTTCAAGCGCGAAGTCACCGTAGTCATCCCAACGGATGACGGCACGTCGAAAGGTACATTTACCGCCACCTTCAAGCGCCTTCCCCAATCACGCATCGATGCCCTGGTATCCGATGGCGAAGAAGACGGCGGTGATCGCGCGCTCCTCAATGAAATCCTGGTCGCAGTCGACGGCATTGCCGACGCCAACGGCGACCCGATGCCGTCGGATGACAAGACACTCGATATGGTCAAGGACGATGCCTGCGCGCGCGTAGCGATGGTCTCGGAGTACTTCCACATCATCCAGGCAAAGAATCAGCGAAAAAACTGATTGACGCGGCTCGTCACTGGGCCGCGCGTAAACCCGAAGGTAGTGACGATGTGGAGGCGGACCTGGATGCCTGGGACGCCTCCGATGATGTAAAAGCGGCGTACAGCCAGTCACAGGAACAGGATGAATTCGAAGTCTGGCCGGAAAACTGGGACACGGTGCAACTGTTCCTGCTGGTACAGACCCAGTGGCGCACCGGATCAATGGGTGGCGTGATCGGTCTGGACTATACCGCCATCGATAGTGCGGTGAGGTTCGCAGAGATGGATGTCACGCCGGAGATGTTCAAAGGGTTGCGGGTGATGGAGTCGTCAGCGGTTAACGCCCTTAATGAGGAACGCTGAGCCAGTATGTCTGAGCTTGATGTAACACTTCGATTGAAAGCAGACGGATCAGGCCTTGTCGGTCAGGTCCGCGTGTCACAGCGGGAACTCGACAAACTGGCGCAAAGCACCAGCAAGGCGGGCAAATCAGCCAAGGGCGCGGCACGTGATACCGATAAGTTTACTTCTTCAAACCAGCGTGGCGCGAAAAGTGCAAAGACCTTAAACGACCGCAGTAAAAACCTTGGGCGGACATTGATCGGCCTGGTAGCTACGTATGTAAGCCTCAGAAAAGCATCTGAATTCGTCGCCGATTTCAAAAAGCAAGAGCAGGCGGTCGCCGCACTGGACGCCTCGATCACCAGCATGGGGCGAACCACGGTTGGGCTGTCCCAGAATCTTCAGAACCTTGCCGCACAGATACAGCGTCAAGGCATCATTGGTGATGAGGCCATTATCCAGGGCCAATCATTCCTCACAACGTATTCCGATATCGCCGATAACGTCTTGCCGCGCGCGACACGTGTGATGGTCGATCTTGCTGCAAAAATGGGTGGCGATGTTGTCAGTGCCGCTAACCTGGTCGGCAAGGCCAGCCTGGGGATGACCGGCGAACTCAGCCGTGTCGGCATCACACTTTCAGATGAGGCAAAACGCACCAAGGACTTTACCCTTATCCTGCGCGACATGGAAAGCCAGGTCAGTGGCATCAATAAGGCACTCGGTCAAACCGCGACTGGCGGCATTGACCAGTTCAAAAATGCGCTAAGTGACTCGAATGAAAAACTTGGACTGACCATATCGCTGGTTGAGAGTTCTTTCCTGCAAGAGCTGGGCAAGAATCTTGATATCAGCACGAATCAGGCTATTACCTGGTCAGAATCGCTGTTTGAAGGTGCTGCGGTTGTGATCAAAGGTTTTGCTCTTATCTCGACAAGTGTTCTCGGTGTTGTTGACGCGTTTAACATCTTGAGATTGGCTGATGCAGAGCTTGAATTAAGACTTGTGCAAGGTGCTTCTTTAGTGAGTGAAGCCTATTTCAATCTGAGGCACCCATTCAGTGAGTTGACAAAACAACAAAAAGAGGTGATCGCAAAAAACAAACTTACTGTCCTTCAATTCAAGGCAGAAATTGCTGATATTAAATTAGAATTATCAGAATTAGGCAGCAACCTGCCACTGGACAAAGCCAACGCGCTCATCGATGCATCGCGCAAGAAGTTCGATGAATTACGCGCTTCAGCAAATCAGTCTGCAGCAGCACTCAACAGCACGGCCAAGGCACAAAATAATGGCGCAAAAGCCGCCTTCAAAATGAGTGATGCGCAGAAGTCCCTGTTGGACAGACTCCTCCCGGTACGCAAAGCGCAAAAGGACTATAACCAGTCACTGAAGGAACTCAATGCGCTCAAGCCACACCTGTCCGCTGCTGAATATCAGAAGGCCTTAAAGGCACTCAATAAAGAGCTGAAATCAGCGATCGATAAATCCAATGGCCTCGCCAAGGCTGTAAATCCGATCGCACAGATCTACAAGGACACAGCAACAACAATACGCCAATCCTTCCGCGATACCTTCCGGCAGGTGCTCGATGATGGCGTAGATGGATTCAAGGGGCTTGCCGATAAGGTTAAAAATATTTTCAAAGACTTGCTTGCGGATCTCCTGACATTGGCGGCATCGAGGAAAATCATTATCCCGATCGTCACCAGCGTAGGCAGCTCACTGGGTATTTCACAGTCTGCCATTGCCAGTGTCACACAGCAATTAGGTGGTGGAGCAGCCGGTACAGCCGGGGGCGCACCCACTGGCATCGCTGCATCCCTATCCAAGGTGCCATTCATCGGCCCCGCGATCGCGAAATTCCTGCCCGGTGGCGCAGGCGCTGCAAGTGCGGCGGGTACCACTGGAGCCGGGTTTATCAACGTCCCAGGCCTTGGGCCACTGAGCACGGCCTCACTCGGCACGGCCGCGCTTGCGCTCGGAGCAGGATTCGCCGGCAATCGCTTAGGCAACTTCGCCTCCGGGCAACTCGGAATCCGCACGAATGACGGTGGCACAGTCGGCAGCGTTGTTCTCGGAGGCGTTGGCGCTTTTTTCGGTGGTCCGATCGGTGCAGCTATCGGTTCATTCGTGGGTGATATCGTCGGCAACGCCATCGGTAGCGCCCTCGGCTTCGGCAAGTCAAAGGTCAAAGTCCAGGTCGGCACAGCCACGGATTTAAGCACCGCCCAGGCCGCACGCTTCAATAACGTGCGCACCACGCCATTCGGCGTCGTCGGTCTGACGGATCGAAGCAACAACTTCGGCGGCGGATTAGGTAAGGGGATAACCGACCTCCTGTCCACCATCGATACGACCATCGCCAAGCTGCTCACCACCTCACAGGTCGCTACGGTGAAGGCCGGTCTCACAAAGGGAAGCATAGGCGTCGGAACGCGCATCAAAGCCCATAAATTCGATAACGAGATTTTCACAGTGGCCAAAGAGCGCCTGGTCACTATTATCGATTCGCTGGCCAACAATCAGGTGGCATCGAAACTACTCGATGGGATAGCCGCCAAACAAGGTAATGTGAAAGCCCTGGTCAACAAGGCCGGTGAGATCGTGCAGTTGATCAACTTGTTCAGGGACCCGGGTGAGCCGATTAACGCGGCGCAGCAGGCGATCAACGCCCTGAACAGCAAGTTCGACCAGCTGGCAGGCGCCGCCAAGAAACTCGGCTTCAGCATTCAGGAGGTCGAGCGCAAACGTAGCGAGCAGATCGCCAAGCTGGGATCGGATTTTGATAAATCGATACGTGACCAGATTCTGGCGATTCAGGATCCGGCAAAGCTCGCGCTTGAGAATCAGGCAAAGGTTGCCCAGGAGCGGATCGATAATGCCACGGCGTTGGGCCGTAAACTCAACGAAGTCGAGCGGCTAACCGCACTGGAGCGAACACAGATCATCCAGGAGCAATTCGGCTCACTCAATGACCTGATCACGCAGCTCACGCGTCAATCGCTCACGCCGGTGCAGCAGATCGATGCGCTGGTGGCGGATTTCAATACGGCGCTCGCAGACAACAACATCGGTTCGCTGAACGCCACAGCACAGAATTTGATTGCTGCTGGCCGTGACGCGTTCGCATCAGGACCGCAGTTCCAGCAACTGACAGACCAGCTGGTGGCGGCGCTCTTGGCTGTTCAGGACCGCAACGCCACGAATCAGACGTCTGACCTGCCACCGATTTAGATAACGTTCGCCCTTGATGGACGTGTCATACAGGAACAGACGATCAATGACATACTCGCCAGGAGTCAGCAGGGAGAGATTGTAGTGCACGCTAACGGAGTGGCGCCATGACGACGCTGGCCCAGCACCTCCAGCGCCTCGATACTGAAAAGGTATTGCTGGTCGATATCGATCCAAATGGCGCCTCACCGGTCTACCTGTCGGACACACCGTACTTCACGGAACCCGGTGATGCGGTGGCAAACCAGCCGTACTCGCCGATTATTGCCGAAGGCGGCGTACCGCGCCTGTCACGCAGGATCCAGGAGGTTTGGGGTGGGCAATCCGTACCGGCCTGGGGGCCACTGACGCTGGCCACCAAAATGGCGGGCAACACCGATCTGTCAACGGCTGATATACGCGATAAGTTGCTACGCCTCTGCCTGACGGGACCGCGAAGTGAAATCGCCTGGTCAGACAGGGCGATCGTGTTGGAGGGCATCATAGGCGAGCGCTCAGGAAACCCCGACGAAGGCATTACCGTCCAGGTGCTGGATCGCCAGGCACAGTTTAATGCCATCGAGATTCCAGCCGCCGTGTATGACGGCACAGAGAGCGCGAACTTCCCACCGTCAAACATCGGCAAAGCAAAGCCGCTGTGCCTCGGCACCTGCCGCAACATAACACCGGTGTTCATCGATACGTTAAACCTCGTTGCACAGGTGAATGACGGGCCAATTCAGGATGTGACGGCCGTTTATGACAACGGCATAGCATTGACGAAAGTGGCCGGCGCTCCGGCCGCTGGTGAGTTCAGCGTTGATACCGTTAACGCGACCATCACGCTCGGCGTAAAACCTACTGGCCAGCTGACCTGCGACGTCCAGGGCATGATGGATGGCGCTACCTGGCTGAGTTCGACGACGCAGATTATCGACTGGCTATCACGCACCTATGGCAGTGTCGTACCAGCGGATATCGATATCACCGGCCTGCCAGCAGATGCCATCGGCATTTACATCAACACACGCCAGCGGCTCGCCGATGTCATCACCAAACTGATGCAGGGGATCATTGGATGGTGGGGGTTTACACGCCAGAGCAAGCTGCGTGCGCGGCTGTTCACAGTGCCGGTGTCAGGTGGAGAAGTATTCGATGAAACACGGCAGTTGTCAGATATTAAATGGCGCGAGGAGCGCGATGTTATCTGGTCAGTGCCCTTGCTCTATGGACGAAACTGGACACGTATCACCCAACCTGCATCAACAGTATCTCTGGATTACAGGACATGGTTGTCCAGTGAGGGCTATGAGTCACCTGTCGACGATGTGACAGTGAAGTCAAAATATTCCTATGCCATCACGGCAAAGCGGATTGAAACCTTTTTTGATAATGAGACACCCGCAGTCGCTGTCGCGATCCGGGCCATATCGCTATTCGGCGTAAAGCGGAAAAGGACGACGGTAACGGTGCCGTTTACAGATCCACCCTTAGAGCTTGGCGATTCGTCTTCACTGATTGATACCAGTGATGTTGATGGAGACCACATTGTCACGGGCATGGTCGACAAGTGGGATGGCGAGATTCCTCTCATTGACCTGGAGGTATGGGGATGAATCAGCCGATCATGCTACTACACGATAACCAGGTCGACAGGGCGGTGCTCACAGCGTCGTCACAGGCCGCAGCCATGCCCGTCACGAACCTGCAGGACCCACAACGAACGATCATGTACAGGTCTGCACAGGGCGGCGTGCAAAGCATTGATATCACGCTGGCAGCCGACGAGGACCAGGTTCAGGCCTTCGCGCTGGTAGACCACAACCTGACATTGTCAGGAACGGTGACATTGGAAGCCTGGAGTGATGCGCTCGGTGGTGCAACACAGGTACTGAACCAGATATTACAGCCCTACCAGCCAACGTATGGCTACGGCGCATTACCGTATGGTGAGGGTTTGTACGGTGGTTTTGATATCTTTATCAGCGGTCTGTCAATCGCTGATGCGAGGTCAGTTCTAAGACCAATACTGATGGCAAAAATAGCCCCGGCTTTAACGGCAAGATACTGGAGGATCACGTTCAATGATCCAACCGTATCGTACTATCAATGTGGCATTGCCTATTTAGGACCAGGGTGGTCTCCGCAAGAGAACTTCAGCTTTGGATCGGGACGATCAAGGCAGAATCGTACACGGCGGCGTGAGTCGAGAGGCGGTCAATATTATGGGAATCCACGTACTGACCGGACCATTCTGTCGTTCTCTCTGGACTGGCTAACGGATTCGGACAGGGACCGTATCTGGATCATTCATATGCTGCTCGGTAAAAACAAGCCCTTCATCCTTGTGCAACGCCCTATTGGTGGCTTTGAGCAAGAATCAACAACCTACTATGGCGTGTTTGACCAGCTCACTCTACGCCAGGCGTTTGCTGGCAATGCAAACGCACCCGTTCAATTTCAGGAGGTGCTCTAGTGGCTGACACACTGACTCAAAACCTTAAACTCATTAAGCCTGATCCAGGCAGCAATGGGTGGGATGGTAAGCTGAATGGTGATTTAGACCTTCTCGACTCGATCATCACTGGTTATATCAAAATCAGTGATGTAAAGACTTCAGGTACCAGTGGCGGGACATTTAACGCTGGCGCATGGCAAACACGCGATCTAAATACAACGGATTCAGATGTCAACAACCTATCCGCTCTTGCGGGTAATCAGATAACCCTGGAACCAGGAACTTATGTGGCTTATATAACATGTCCGGCATGGACTGTTAATGGGAACCAATCCAGGTTGAGAGACGTCACGAATTCTGTGACAGTCCTATTGGGGACAAATGAACAAGGCGTCAACTCAACGAGCAGGTCCGTCATTTCGGGCCTCTTCACTATCAGTTCACAGACCGTTTTCGAAGTCCAACATCGGTGTCAAAGCAGTAAAGCATTTAATGGATTTGGGTTTGCGCTGTCGTGGGCTAATGAAGTTTATACATCTGCTGAGTTCCGTAAGATAGGATGAATGATCCGATATTTAGAGGTTGGCGAGTTCCTCCAGAGTTCAAGTCTGACGGATGCACATTTTCACCAGACAGGTTTTTTGGTAAAGATCTCAAGCCAGCTTGCAAACTCCACGACTTTCTGCGTCGGCATGCGATTGTGCCAGTCAAAGAAGCCGATCGAATCTTCCATGCATACCTGATTGAGCTTGGCGCACCACGTTGGCTGGCCCGTCTATACTGGTTTGCTGTGAAGATAACCAGAAACTGGTTCAGGCGAACACAGCCACTGCCTGATAAGTGGGATGAGTACCGCGAACCGCTACTCGAGGCGAATTAAAGAGAGAGGGCGACCGGCCACGTGCACGAACACGTGACCGGACCCCAACCCACAGTGGGATATCACTGTGAGCCAGGCAAGGCCCCCTGCCACGTCGAGGTGATCAACGATATCAATGGTGAACTGGTGAATCTGTACCGGGTCATCAAACACCATTTAGAGGAGTTTATCAGGCAGTTTAAATGGGCTTTGAGCAGCCGCCAGATCTACGAATGGCACCAGATGACCGAACCGGAAACCCTGACCGATATCCAGCGGGCTGCCCGGTTTTTCTACCTGCAGAAACTGTCATTCGGGGGTAAGGTCCAGGGCCAGGTATTCGGCACGGCCACCACCTCGCCGCCACGCCTGAACCTGCTCCGGATCGAGGAGGATATGAGCCAGGCCCACCTACGGCTGCAGTCTGCCCATATCGAGAATTTGCCCTGGCAGAAGGTTGTGGATAAGTATGATAGAGCCCACACGCTCTTCTACATGGATCCGCCCTACTGGGCCACAGAAGGGTATGGTGTCGAGTTCGGCCTGGAGCAATATGATCAGATGGCTGAGCTGTCCAGATCCATAGCCGGATCGATGGTCATCAGCGTCAATGATCACCCGGAAATGCGGCGTGCTTTCGATGGCCTCCACATGGAGACGCTGGGGATCACCTATACGGTCGGCGGCGGCGACGGTAGTGAGGCTCAGGAGCTGCTTATCTGGAATCAGAATGCCGAGGACGGCCCCAAGCAATCGGCCACATTGGCGCTTTTTTAGTCAACGCAAACCATGTTGAAACGCACCGCAAACCAAGTCGCGCTTTACATGAAAAGTTAAATAAACCGTCCCCCGTTAACCGGGAATTGCCGTTGAAGGGTGGGTGAAATCGTCACGGGTGGTACGCCTTTTCGCCGGCAACGGTTTGCCCGCTACGCGGGTTCCCTGCGCT